CAACACTTAGTACTGGTGGTAAGGCTATTATTACATCAACACCTAACAGTGACGAAGATCAGTTTGCATTTATCTGGAAACAGGCAAACAAGAACATAGACGAGTTCGGTAATGAAATGGAAACTGGTATAAATGGTTTTAAGGCATTTAGAGCAGAGTGGTGGGAACATCCTGACAGAGACGAAGAATGGAAAGCAGAAGAAATAGGGCGTATTGGTGAGGATAGATTTAGACGAGAACATGGATTAGAGTTCTTAATTTATGATGAAACACTTATTAATGCTACTACACTGCTAGAACTAGAACACCGAGATCCTGTATTTAAACAAGGTCAGGTACGATGGTTTAAACAGCCTGAAAAAGATAAGACGTATGTGATTAGTTTAGATCCTAGTTTAGGCACAGGCGGTGACTTTAGTGCTATACAGATATATGAGTTGCCATCATTAGAACAAGTAGGAGAGTGGCAACACAACAAGACACCTATCCCACAACAAATAAAACTGTTACAGCAAATTACAAGTTATATAGCAGAAACAGTTGACAAAAATAACATATACTATAGTATAGAGAATAATACTATTGGTGAAGCGGCACTTATTAGTATTGCTGAAATAGGTGAAGAAAACATACAGGGCACGTTCTTGACAGAACCTGCAAGACACGGCAACGCTAGAAGATTTAGAAAAGGTTTTAACACAACAGCACGTAGCAAACTAGCGGCGTGTGCTAAACTTAAGAGCCTTATTGAAAGTAAAAAATTAAAAGTCTACAGTAAAAATCTTATCAGTGAGCTCAAAACGTTTGTAGCAAGTGGGGGTAGTTATGCCGCCAAAGTAGGAGAGACAGACGATTTAGTTATGAGTTTAGTGCTAATAACACGTATGATGCAGGGCTTACAAGCATACGATGCTAACTTAGACACAGCAATGAGAGATCACACAGACAGTTTAATCGAACCTATGCCCTTTGTCATGTTTTGATAAATAGATATATGAGTGAAATTGAACCCATAGCACAAGGATTATACGACAAGTTGAAGAACAGATTTGGCGATATTGCTATATCTGACGAGTCAGCAAAGCCTACTAGTGAAGTAGAACAAGGGCGTTTCTTTAACTTTGATTATAGAATTGGCAATAAAAACTACGGTAATGTCACTATCAGTATCAATGATGGTGAAAGCCTTAAGATTTTCTTTAATAGACGTATCAGTAAAAAGATGGATGAAGAAGACCGTCCAACATGGTACAAGTTTTTAAAGGCACTACGTAGTTTTTCACGCAGAAATATGCTGAGGTTCGATACAAGAGATATTACAAGATATGCATTAACGAAAAAAGAGATTAAAGATATGGCCACCAACGTAGACGTTTACGACAAAACAGAACTTAATCAAATTGCTACTGAAAGCAAGTTATACGGTAGTAAGAAAAGCAGTTACCAAAAGATGGTAGCACGAGAAGGACAAAATCCTGTTAAGATTATTGTGAGACATGCTAAAAGCATTGATGAAGAAAAGCATGGTGCAAGAGCAAGAAACATTAGCGCAATCTTTTTAGAGACACAAACAGGTGAAAGATTCAAATTACCATTTACTAAACTAGTAGGTGCAAGAGCTATGGCTAGACACTTAATGAACGGTGGCGGTGTTGGCGATGACTTAGCAACTCACATATCAGAACTAGTTGAGGAGATGGGAGACTTAGGTCAATTTGTTAGACTAATGAAAAACAAACCATGGGAAAACAGCGAGACCAAAGAAATGGTGGAAGCCGCAGTTGAACGCTACCAAGGTGTGAGAGCCACGCTCAATAGTCTACAGGGACCAAAAGGCTACGCAAAGTATGTAGAGGCATTTGAGCCTGAAGTAAAGCAGTTAGATGATTTTGATGCAGACACACTTAAAGAAAAATTTGTACAAAAGAGCTTCCCAGAAAAGTTAGAGTCTGCATTACCACACGTTTATAGTGCGCACAAAGCATGGAGTAAAAATATGTCAGAGCAGTTACAACAAGTACATGAATTTGTACGCACAGATGAGTCTGTAGAATTTGGTAGAACACATGGCAACAAGGCTTACTTTGAATCATTAAGTTTTGTTGACACAAAAGCATTGTTAAGAACAGTACTAGAACAAGTATCAGAACAAGCAGACGGAGTAATCAAAGAGTTTGCAACTAAATGGGCATCTCGAATTGACACACTTTCAGAGCATGTTGATGAATCTTTAAAAGAAGAATACGGTATGGCTGTACAACTTGCCAAGCAGTATATTAAAGGTGTCAAGTCGATCAAGGAAAGCCAACCAGTAAGTGAAGATGCTGAAAAATATCAAGACGTTGCAGATGAACTATTAGACTATGCCGACCAAGCAGGCATAGACAAGGGAGACTTCCTAACACTAGCAGACCTAGTTAGATCAGGTGATCCTATGGAATGGGAAGAATATTTACGTGGCATGGATACAAGCCCACGTGAGAAAGCACACGAAATTTTAGACAAGTATGGATTAAGTCCATTCGAAGTAGACGAGTCAGATGAATATGCCAACTGGGCAGACAGTTTAGTTGAAGATGATGAAGTAGACGAGGACTCAATACGTGAACTTGAACTTTACATTGAAAACAACGGCGATCTATATCGTATGCAGTACGAACCTATTATGCGTAACCTCACCAAGAAGTGGGATAAAGGCATATATGACCATGACAAAGCAAAGACATTGTTTAAGTACCTAGCAGACACTGGTGCTAAGATGTATGGTAAAGAACATTCTAATAATGATGGCTTTAAGATTTTCTCACCAGCAGTACGCAGAGCAGTTGCTGGTAACCTAGCAGATAACTGGCAGGAAGAACTAAAGGCTGGTAACAAAATGGAAGCCGCAGAGCATGATCATGACAAAGAAAAAGAAATGTGGGATCAGACTCCTGCAGGAAAATTAAGTCGTGGCATGGTAAAAGTTGGCAAGGCTATTAAAGGTGGAATAGACAAAGTTAAAGACGTTGTTACATCACCATTTAAGAAAGACGAAGATATCAACGAAGACTCGGAAGAAGCACATGTAGAGCTACAAAAACTTGTAGGACAGCACTTCCCAGTAGGACAAGACGGTGCTAATGCTATTATAGCACTACAGGGTTTAATCGACGATGAAGGTCTTAACTTAGAATTGCAAAAAATTGCAGATGAGAAAGGTCCTGATGCATGTGGTAGACCAGCAGTTTACAAACATTTGGAAAAAGTAAATCCGGGACTGCTCAAGATACTAAACTTTGGTGACATGCAAATGGAAGCACTAGGTGGTGATGCAAGCGAAGACTTTATCGATAGTGTTACTACAAAGAAAAAGAAGCACGGCGAAACAACAGCAGAAGATTTACAAAGACTAAGCGGTATTAGGTAAAAGTTTTACCGTTTAGCATTGACTAGATAAATAAAATTGTATACACTACATAATGTGGTGTATGTATTTAGGCATACATTATGGCAAACTTATTAAGGAGAAAACATTATGGCAACATCATTGGCCGATATCAGAGCAAGACTGCAACAACAAGAAACAAGACAAGGCGGTAATTCTAGTGGGGGTGGCGACAATGCTATCTTTGCACACTGGAACATTAAAGAAGGCGAAACCGCAACTATCAGGTTCCTTCCTGATGGAGACACAAACAACGATTTTTTCTGGGTAGAACGTGCTATGATCCGATTACCTTTTCAGGGTATTAAAGGACAAGCAGATAGTAAACCAGTAACAGTACAAGTTCCATGTGTTGAGATGTGGGGCGAGTCATGTCCTATTCTTGCTGAGGTTCGAACTTGGTTTAAAGATCCAAGTTTAGAAGATATGGGTCGTAAGTACTGGAAGAAGCGTAGTTACTTGTTCCAAGGCTTTGTAAAAGAAAACCCAATGCAGGAGGAAACAACTCCTGAGAATCCAATTCGTAGATTTGTAATTAGTCCACAAATCTTTAACTTGATTAAGTCAGCATTGCTTGACCCAGACATGGTTGAGTTACCAACTGATTACAATCAAGGATTAGACTTCAGAGTAGTTAAGACTAGCAAAGGCGGTTACAGCGACTACTCTACAAGTAATTGGGCAAGGCGAGAGTCTGCACTTACATCAACAGAAACAGCGGCTATAGAACAATATGGTTTATTCAATCTAGCAGACTTCTTGCCCAAGCGTCCAGACGAGACAGCTCTTAAAGTTATGAAAGAGATGTTTGAAGCATCAGTAGATGGGCAACCATATGATGCAGACAAGTGGGGCAGTTACTTCAGACCAGCAGGTGTAGTTATTGCTAACGCACAACCTGCAACTGAAAGTGCTCCTGCGGCACAGCCTGCTCCTACACCACAAACTACAGTAGAAGCACAACCTGAGCCTGTAGTAGAAGATGCTGAGCCAGCAGAAGCAACTGCTCCTGTAGAGGCTAGCAAACCATCAAGCCAAAGAGCAGAAGACATTTTGGCTATGATTAGAAATAGACAAAAGTAATACCTCCTAGTAGTAAGTAGTTAGAAGTGGGTACCCAGGTGGGTACCTGCTTTAATACTACAAATATATGTTTACACAACTCGATTACGAACTATTTCCCGACACACCTGAGGTATATAAACTACCGTCAGGCAAACTTGTGGCTAAAATACTTAAAAATGCCTCAAGTAGCATAGATAAAGAAGGATACAAGTTAGCAACTCTTAAAGAAATACAACAAGCACAAGCAATTACAGTTTACTGGCGAGAACCTATTGCAAGGTTCAAAAGTGGTGTAAGTACGTTTGTACACCAGACTGGCATTAGTATGCATACGGCTGTGAAGTATTTGTTTTTAAATAAACATTATGCACCACAGTTTTACACTTTAATTAACTTGCATCGTTATATGAACGAGCAAACAAGTTTTGTGTTTAAAAGCATAGATAAAATTAGAGAAGTAACAGTATTTCACGAACGACCCTATAATACAATGGATGTGCCTGTGTCTGACAAAGTACAGTTCTACATGACTTGTGATAAGATGATATGGGACAACTACATAGATGAACAAGTACATTTTGACGAACTAATGCGTGTACTTCGTATAAACTATAAGGAATACTATAAAGAAGTTTTTGAGCATAGTAAAAACATACATGAAAGCATTTAAAGAGCTAGAGTGTCACGGTATAATCCATATACAGCGAGAAATATTGGAGCATCTTGCACACTACACATTAGAAGAAGGATGGAACGACATAGATGAGGCTACTTGTCTACGTAGTTGTCCTACTCTTATGAATTGGCTAGTTAAGGATCTTAAACTACACCCTAGGGACATTGCTTGTACATACCTTACTAGACACTTAGACTTACACGTAGATGCAAAACCAGTAGTTGCTAAACTTAACATACCTATACAAAATTGTGTTGGTAACATCAACTATTGGTATGATGAGGATATTAGTTACAGACCAAAAATAAAAGACAAGTTTGATAGAGAAGTATATGACTTAAAAGGCTGGGTAGCAAACTCAGAGATAATTACACACAAGTTCTTTACAAAACCAATCGTGTTTAACAGTCAAATACCACACGGTGTAAAGATTGAGTATGGGCCACGTATTGTATTAAGTATAACATTTTTTAATGAACCAGTAAATGAATTGCGTTAGATTTAGACATTTTGCAAGATTGAACCCAGACGGCACAGTTAGTCGTTGCGGGCATATGGTTAATGCACCTCGCTTCGAATCATTTAATGAAATGAATGCCAGTGAGTGGAATCAAAACTTAGGTAACTGGCCCGATGAATGTATACGTTGTCGTGTTAGTGAAAACGAAGGCAAAGAAAGTATTAGACAGTTTGCTGAAAAGCAACATCAAGAACTACATAACATACGCAGAGATTATCTTATTATAGGCGGGGTACTAGACAATGTTTGTAATAGTGCCTGTCAACATTGTAACCCACACTTAAGTACAAAGTTTGGTGCTATTGCCAACAAAACGATAGCAGTAGACAACACAGACAAGTTTTATGACTTTCCGCAAGAGCGTATTGTAAAGTTAGACATAAATGGCGGTGAGCCCACGGCGAGTCCTAACTATAAAAAACTGTTAGAGTATTTGCCACCTAATATACGTTATGTGAGAATAAACACTAACGGTAGTCTTAAAATAGATCCTAAGCCATTACTAAAACGTGACATAGATGTTACAATAACAATGAGCTTGGACGGCATAGACAAAGTACACGATTACTTGCGTTGGCCCGTTACTTGGAAAACATGGCTAAAGACTTTTAACTATTACAAACGTTTTAAAAATGATAACTTTCATTTAGACTTATGGTCTACTATAAGTGCATTAAACATTGGTGACTTCAATAACATTAAACAATTTGTAGAAAGTAAACAAGTTAATTGGTCATGGGCATTTTTAGAATCACCAGATGTACTAAGTGTAAGGCACACAAACTTTTTAACAGAGCCACACAAAGACTTGTTTGAGAATGTTGTAGGCACTGAACAAGATAACAGTCATAAACTTACAGAGTGGATGCTGTATCAAGACACTATTCGAAAAATTAACTACAAGGACTACTTATGAAAATAGCAATTACAGGTGGTAGCAATGGCATTGGTAAAGCCATAGTAGAGCATTATGTTAAAAAAGGACACACAGTATTAGATTACAGTAAACGTAATGGATGGAACATACAACATCACGAACGTATAGCAGAACGTGTGTCACAAGCAGATTGGTTCTTTAACAACGCACAACAAGGTTACGCACAAACAGAACTATTGTTTGATGTATATGAATACTGGCGAGATAAACCAGGTAAAAAGATTATTAACATCAGTAGTATGATGGCAGGTATGCCTGTTAGTTGTTTAGAAGGTTATGACATGATGAAGTATCATCATCAAAAACGTACACTAGAGTCCGCAGTAGAAGTATTGCGTAACAACTTGACTTGGCCTCAGTTAGTTATTGTGCGTCCAGGCAAAGTTGACACACAAGGTGAAGGCGGTGCTAATGTTACAGCATGGGTAGAAAAACTTACTAACATATTGGACCATGACCAAGTTGGCATGGAAGTATACGACATTAGTCTAGCATAATGGACGCAAAAGAATACGTTACAAGTCCTGTACGTTGCCCTGTTCCTTGGACAGGCATGATGGTCAACCATAATGGACAAGTCAAAAACTGTATAAGAGCATACGAGGACATAGGCGATCTTAAAACGATGTCTATACGTGACATTGTCTCTGGAGATAAAAATCGAGAAGTACAACAAACACAACAGTCTGGTAAAGAACATGCGAGTTGTCAAGGCTGTTATGAACTGGAGAGACAAACTACCGGTATAAATGTTATTAGTGACAGAAAGTACTATATCAAAGAACTGAAAAATGTAGATAAAGGTATATATGACCATAGCACACATGAACTACATCAAATTGATATACGTTGGCAAAACACTTGTAACTTTACCTGTATATACTGCGGTCCAGAGTTTAGTAGCAAATGGGAACAGGATCTAGGCATTGCACAACCTAAGCCAAGCAAAGACACTTATAAAGACTTGCGTAATTATGTTTTTGAAAACATAAAAACATTAAAAAACGTTTACCTAGCAGGCGGCGAGCCCATGCTAATGACAGAGAACGAAGAACTCTTAGAGTTACTCTTAGAGTTCAATCCCGACGTGAGTCTGCGCATCAACACTAACCTTAGTCATACCAATACTCGAGTGTTTGACTTAGCATGCCAATTTAAGAATGTACACTGGATAGTGAGCGCAGAAACAATGGGTGCAGAGTACGAGTATATTCGTTATGGTGGAGACTGGGCAACTTTTTGTAGTAACTTACGTTGGATCAAAGACCTAGGACATAAGATAACATTTAATATGTTATACTTTGCTCTTAATGCGTATAGCATGTTTGATTTTATTGACAAATTTAAAAATGACTGGAACTTTCATCCAAATGCATTTGTAATAGGACCAATAACAGGGCCGGTAGAACTTAACATTCGGCATCATAGTAAATTGACACTAGAAAAAATAAGTGTTATACTACGTAAACGAATAAACGAAAACCTAGGACATCTATTAGAAAACAGTTATAGAAATTTACTGAGATATATACAAGAGCCGTTTGAAAAAAATCCAAACAGCACGATTGAATACTTACAGTGGATAGATGCTCGCAGAAGTACAGACAGTGAGCAAATATTCCCTGACATTTATAAACTTATGAGGCAATAACATGGCACAAAAACCCTTCGACGTATCAAAATTTAGAAAAGGCCTAACTAAAGCCATTGATGGTATTAGTTTTGGCTTTAACGATCCTACAGACTGGATCTCAACAGGCAACTATGCCTTAAACTATCTTATCAGTGGAGACTTTAACAAAGGTGTGCCACTTGGCAAGGTAACTGTATTTGCAGGTGAGTCAGGTGCAGGTAAGAGTTACATTTGTTCAGGTAACATTATTAAAGCCGCACAAGAACAAGGAATTTATGTTGTACTAGTAGATAGTGAGAACGCTCTAGATGAAGCATGGTTACATGCACTAGGTGTTGACACCAGCGAGGACAAATTGTTGCGTTTAGGTTTGGCTATGATTGATGACGTAGCAAAAACTATTAGTCAATTTATGGCAGACTATCGTGCGACACCAGAAGATGACAGACCTAAAGTATTATTTGTAATTGACAGTTTAGGTATGTTGCTGACACCTACAGACGTTGACCAATTTGACAAAGGTGACTTGAAAGGTGACATGGGTCGTAAACCTAAAGCACTAACCGCACTAGTGCGTAACTGTGTTAACATGTTTGGTAGTCACAACGTAGGTATGGTATGTACTAACCACACATACGCATCGCAAGATATGTTTGACCCAGATGACAAGATCTCAGGCGGTCAAGGCTTTATCTATGCATCATCTATTGTAGTTGCTATGAAGAAACTAAAACTGAAAGAAGATGAGGACGGTAACAAGATTAGCGAAGTAAAAGGTATTAGAGCAGGCTGTAAAGTAATGAAGACTCGTTATGCAAAACCATTTGAAGGTGTACAAGTTAAGATCCCATATGAAACAGGCATGAATCCATACAGTGGATTAGTAGACTTGTTTGAGAAAAAGAACTTGTTACAAAAAGATGGCAATAGGCTCAAGCATGTAAATGCTAAAGGTGAAGAAACTAAAATGTACCGTAAAGAGTGGGAACGCAACGAAGAAGGTTGCTTGGATGCTATCATTAATTCGTGGGGTCAAATTGAAAAATCTACTGAAGAACCCACAGTAGAAGTTACCAATGAGGAACCGGAAGTTGTAGATAGTGAGTAGTTATTGCTCTCAAAAATTTTGGTGGCTAACTATAGAACCTGAGCGGCGGCAATTACAATCGTGTTGCGCCGCTTATCCGCATAAAATAGACACTACTTGGTTAAAAGACAATCCAGGTAACTTGTTTAATATACCTATACTAACACAAGAGCGTAAGGATATGTTGGATGGGATACAGGTTTCTAGTTGTGAAGGTACGTGTTGGGCTCCCGAACGTCAAGGAAAGTCTAGTAGACGACTTGTTATGGGATCAGACAAAGTAACACATACTAATATAACAACGGAACCAGAAGTATTACATATTAATCTTGGCAGTGATTGTAATTTAACTTGCGTGTACTGCACAAAACAATACAGTACTGCTTGGCTTAGAGACATAGCCGACAACGGTGCATACCTCAATGAGGCTAGGTTTGATATAAATGTTAACGATAAAATTTTATTAAAGTTAGGGCAAAAGAAAATAGATCAAACAGAGTCTTATAATTTACTGATAGATGAAATAGTTAAGTATAAGAATTACGAGTTTGTATCTATAAGCGGAGGCGAACCTTTTTTAAACAACAGTTTAACTAAGTTGCTAAAAAACTTTACGAATCCTGTTAAGTTATATACTGGCTTAGGTGTTAATACTGATAGGTTAGAACGTATACTTGAGGATGTAAGCGACAATGTGGAGTTTATGGTTAGTGCTGAAGGATTGGGCGCCAGTTACGAGTTCGCTAGATATAATAACAGTTATGAAAGGTTTACACGGAACTTAGAACTTTTGCAACAAGCAGGAAAAGTGTCATTTAGTAGTGTGTTATCAAACTTAACCATTTTTAATTTTAAAGAATTTGAGGACAAATACGCTGACTATGATATAGACATGGTATTTTGTAATGAACCAGACTATCTTGCATTAAATGTATTAGACGACAAAAGTAAAGAGCATTTACAGTCAGTGCAATTCAAAAACAAAGATAACTTTATAAAACAATCTATACAGACACCCTGTACTACAGAACAACACAGAAACCTAGTTGTATTTTTAAAAGAATTTGTAAAACGTCGAAATCTAGACTTAACAATATTTCCAACGTCATTTGTTAACTGGTTAAATGAACTACCTAACTAAAATACATTATAGCAGTCTACTATCACAGCCTATTAATCAAATTTATAAAGATTTAAAGGCAGTGTATAAAGGTGCGTTTGCTGACGACGAACGCATTCTTTTTATTGATGATGTCTTAGACTCTGATGCTAAAGAACACTTAGAGCGTTACCTTAGCAAGTTATTTGTACATTTAGACATTGATACATTCTTTGTTGAGAACATAAACAGAGGCAATTTATCAATAGACAATCCCACAAACTACAACATACCAGATACAATTTGTATGACGCCGTGGGCAGGACTAGAGATAGACGTTGACAGTAGTTTACATCGTTGTTGTTTATGGGATAGGCAACTGGGCGAAGACACTACAAGTATTGTTGAATACTTTGCAAGTGATAAACAACAAGAACTTAAGCAACAACTCATACTAGGAAATAAGCCTGGTGCGTGTAACAAGTGTTGGCAAGTTGAGGAACAGGGTGGTGTTAGTAAACGGTTAAACGATGAATATGTGTTTAGAGAACACAAGTTTGACATAGACTACAATGACCTAACATCAAACAAGATATTAAACTTAGATATCAAGTTAGGCAACAAGTGTAACCTAGCATGTAGAATATGCAGTCCTAGATGTAGTAGTACGTGGGGTCGTTATGCAGATGCAGAAACGGTAGAGTTCAACTGGTTAGCAAATGAGTCTAGTACATTTTGGTCTGATATTATCAGCATCAGTAAAGACGTAAGATACATTACATTTGCAGGTGGTGAACCACTACTAGACAAAACACATAGAAAACTGTTACAATACTTTATAGATGCAGGACTTAGTAGACAAGTTACACTTCATTATAATACTAATGGCACAGTATTTGCAGATTTTTTGTTTGACTATTGGGACCAGTTTAAAGCAGTTGAGCTAAGTTTTAGTATTGATGCTGTGGGCAAACGTTTTATGTACGAACGTTTTGGATCTACTTGGAGAACAGTTTCTGCCAATTTACGCAAATATGCAGAAACCGAGTACACATGTAATATCTATGCCACAGTAACTAATATAAATGTAATGTACGCAAACGAAGTGTTTGAATTAGGCGAGCAACTAGGAATGCCAGTTACATTTAGTGCATTGTCTAATCCAGCGGAGTTGACAGTTACAAATTTGCCTAGTATAGTAAAGGAAAATGTTAGAACAAAATTATTGTCACTAAGTAATCAAAACTTTAAGGACAAAATAGAACCTATTTTGGATATAATGGATTCTAAAGAAGGTATAAGTAGTGTACGGGAATATCTGGAACCCCAAGATCAAAAAAGAGCAACGCTCTTTGGCGATTATTATCCAGAACTAAATTCGCTTTTAAGTGAGGAAAATTAAATGTCAGTTGAATTAGACGTATTAACAGAAACATACTTGATTATGAAAGAGTATGTACCCAGTAAAGATAGACAAACAGCCGCAGATCAATTAGTGGGCAATCTAGTAGACATGGGAATTGCAGACCCAGAGTTCGAAAAGTTTTGTGCTACAGATTCTTATCTAAAAAGAGCCGCTGAAGATTACCTCGATGAAGAGGACGGCGATGACGACATGGACGAACTAGAATTTGACGACTAATGTGGTATAACAAAGTAGTTCAAGACTTGGCTTTTTTGCCTGACTTCATTGCACACTACAACAATGAGTTAGACGAAGCCAAACAGGAAGTTAAGATATGGGGCAACGTAGAGAAGTCCCTTACTAACTTGCCTGGTGTAACTGAACATAGATTTAATCAGTTACAAGAGATAGAAGCAGTCTTAAACTATCTTAACATTGAACTACGACGCATTAGACGTAAATGGTTTAAGAAATATCTAGAAGGCTATCAACGTGCGTTGACCAGTAGAGATGCTGAGAAGTATGTTGATGGTGAGGACGAAGTAGTAGACTTTGAAACGCTAATTAATGAAGTTGCGCTACTTCGTAATAAATGGTTAGGTATTATGAAAGGCCTGGAAGCCAAACAATGGCAACTAGGTCACATTACAAGACTGCGAACAGCAGGTATGGAAGATGTAAGCGTATGAGACAACTAACACCAGAAGAAAGTCACCAGCAAAGTTTGTTTACACTAGAAGCACTGTATAAACACGATGACTTAATGGACAGTATTCGTAGTGTAGCAGATGTTGGTTGTGGTGCAGGCTTAGACATAAAGTGGTGGGCAGAGTGCGCAAGTAGAGACGACCCACCTATCCCACATAACTACAAATGTTTCGCTGTTGATTTGAAACCTAGTATAAAATATAACCTACCAAAAAATTTAAAAGTTGTTGAAAACGATTTTACAAAGGCTCCCTTCCTTCCTACAAAGGTTGATCTGATATGGAGTCATGATAGTTTAGGATATGTACAAAATCCCTATGACACGTTAAGAGTTTGGAATGAACAAATGAACGCTGGTGGTATGTTGTGTGTAATATTACCACAACTGCACAACATTGAATATAATAGGACACACATCCATCATTTACCAGGACACTTTTATAATTTTAACATTATAAACTTGGTGTTCATGATGGCGTGTGCTGGCTTTGATTGTAAAGATGGTTTGTACTACAAAGCCAAAGATGACCCTTGGTTACATGCAGTAGTCTACAAAAGTAAAGTTAAGCCGATGGATCCTATGACAACTACATGGCATGATCTTCGTGATAAGAAATTGTTACCTAAAAGTTTTGAGGAAAGTATAGATAGATTCAACCACGTAACTAATCAACCTCATTTATTACTACGCTGGATCAGCGGGCATTTATTTGATTTAGCACAAACGGCCTAAGTCTGCGCCAAGGTGTGCCTTCTTGAATCTCATCTAAGAACCATTCTGTATTACGTAACTTTTTAATCCACTGTTTGCGATCCTGTTTATTAGGTACTAGAGGAGTTGCGTAGTCTGTTCTAGCAACAGGCATTGCTAGACTTTCTTTAGAAACAATAGCAGGTACTCCTGCAATAATGGCTTCTATTGCCGATCCTCCGGTGGGACTTACTACGTAGTAAACATCATCTAAAGTATCTAAAAAATCTGTATCATCTTTATCACCCTGTCTATTTGGTTGTTCGACTTGGTATCTATTGTGAACACTTTGTGCGACAGGATATCTTGGATGTGGTCTAACAATGATCTCTTTAGTGGGGTGAAATATTTTTATACGTTGTACGACTTGATCTAACCATGTGCTGGTGTCTGGCATATGACGCCATAACTGACTTGCTTCGTTCTGACAGCAAATAACAATCTTAGATCCTGTACCTAAAAACTTACGAGGCACAAAGTCAAAACGTTCATGTCTGCCTTCTATTATAGGATGATCTAAATGACCATAGTAACCTGTGTTGTCTATGTGGTTAACACTAATGCGCCATGACTCGTTGCGCTTTAACACACCCACTTCTATAATTACAACAGGTTTGCCTTGGCTACGAAAATGATCGTATACTGCTTGGTTACCTTGCATACGCCCACGCCATAACACACTCCATATTACAGCAACATCTGCTGACATATCTTCGTGTACTATCTGGTCTGTTTTTGCTACAGTGTTCTCAAATGCCTTATAAATATCTTGACCAGCAAGTGCAACATTGTTGTGCCAAAAGCTAATTTTCATAAAACATATTTAATATGATACTAGGTGTAAGTTACGGTTTCCACGATGCAGGCGTAACGCTAATCAACGAAAAAGAAATACTATTTGCAGGACATACTGAACGTTTCAGTAAGCACAAGCACGACAACTGGATCAACAAACAGATATTTGAAGAAGCATTTCAGTATGGCAAGCCTGACAAAATAATCTATTACGAAAATCCCTGGAATAAAAAATTTAGACAAGCATTTGCAGGACAATGGGACGATGCATTACAATGGCCCACAGTAAAAACAAACTTACGTTACTTTACAGGACTGTCAGATATTCCGGTTTACTATGCCGATCATCACGAATCACATGCCGCCGCTGGCTTTGCAACTAGTCCATTCGAAAGTGCCGCAGTTGTTGTGGTAGATGCTATAGGCGAGTGGGATACTATGAGTATATGGCATGCTGTAGAAGACTTTGATGGAGAAGTAGAATACGAAAAACTTTGGTCAAACAAGTATCCCCATAGTATTGGACTAATGTACTCTGCGTTTACACAACGAGTAGGTCTAAAGCCACTAGATGAAGAATATATCCTAATGGGCATGAGTGCATTTGGTGATGGCAAACTTAGTAGTACTATCAAGAGTGACCTAATAAGTGATCCTCGGAGACTTAAATTTAGCAAAAATATGCACTTGGGCATTGAAAAAGACTACTTAAAAGACTCTAAAGACACTGATATTGCCGCAGGTGTACAAGTACTAACGGAAGAACTGTTAGATGTTGTATTCCGTAAGGCTCGTGACCTAACAGGCGAATCTAGTGTTGTGTTTATGGGCGGAGTAGCACTAAATTGTGTAGCAAACAGGAACATTGGCAAATACTTTGAAGACATTTGGATTATGCCCAATCCAGGTGATGCTGGTAGTAGTCTAGGAGCCGCCGCTATACTACAAGGCACTAAGTTAAATTGGCAACACCCTTATTTGGGTACTGACATACCAGGTGAGTACCCTGTAAAAGAACTTGTAAATTATCTTAAAGAACATAAGATTGCAGGTGTAGCAAGCGGCAGAGCAGAGTTTGGTCCTAGAGCATTAGGACATCGCAGTCTATTAGCAGACCCCCGCGGTATAGAAATAAAGGATGCTGTTAACAAGATTAAAAAGCGACAACTATTCAGACCATTCGCTCCTGCCATACTTGCTGAACATGTACACGATTACTTTGATATGCCTATGGCTTGGGAAGATAGTCCCTACATGCAAGTAGTTGCTACATGTAAAAAGCCCGAAGACTTTCCTGCTATTGTACACGTAGACGGAACTAGCCGTGTACAAACAGTTAGCAAGAACGATAGTCCAGGCTTTAGAAAATTGTTAGAGACATGGTACGCAGAAACAGGTTGTCCTATGTTATTGAACACAAGTTTAAACATTAGGGGAGAGCCCATGGTAGATACTCGTGCTGACGCAGATAGATTTGAAAACAAATATGGAGTAAAGGTTTTCTCGTGAACTTATATTGTCCGGGACATAAAGAAGACAGCAAAGCCTATCGTGTTATGAACCCTTTACATGAGTGTTATGGGTTTAGAAAAATACTAGATTATTCTTGGGACGAAACTGGACCCAGTTTCTTTTGGGGATTTGTAGGCAAAAATTATCACTTAGTTAAAGAACATATTAGACTAGGGCTCAAGTGGTACTTTACTGACATGCCTTATTGGGGTCGTTGGAATGGACTAAAAGAAGCAGTCAATCCAAATATGGATTTTTACTGGCGTATTGTACCTAATGCAACACATGTTACTTGGGTAAATGATTATCCCAATGATAGATTTAAACAATTAGGAGTAGAAGTACATGATTGGCAAACTCGTGGTGATCATATTTTGGTGTGCCCTAGTAGTCCTACTATGGAACGATTCATAGGACAACCTGGATGGACTGAACAAACAGTAGCAACACTAAAACGTTACACGGATAGACCTATTAAAATAAGACACAAGCCTAGAGCACGTGGCACTAGTGGGCCAGCCGCGGCTAGAGTACCTTTTGCAGAAGATGCTAGTAATGCACATGCAGTTGTAACATCAGTTAGCATGTCGGCAGTCGAAGCCGCATGTTTAGGCATACCTGTATTCACTCACGAGCAAGGACCAGCCTCGCCTATAGCTCTGTGGGACCTTAGTAAAATAGAAACTCCTATTAGACCCGATCGTACAAAATGGTTAAATACATTAAGTTATTATCAATTTACTGAAAAAGAAATACGTCAAGGAATACATAACATCAATGATAGTTTCATTCTTACCTAAGAATAAATCAAATACACAGGAACGTATTGTCCATAATATGAGCAAAGGTGCTCAAGGCAGAATTTGGCCCATAGATTGGTGGATAAGGAATCAACGTATTCCTAGCGATACTTCGAGAGTAATTACAGCAGGCATCATACGTGGCGGTGGTGATTTACTAAAATACCTAATTGCAGGTAAACATAAATTTTACTACATGGATCATGCGTATTTTAAGGCTGGCTACAATAAATCAAGCGAGTGGATGCGTGTAACAGCAGATGCGTTCAACTGTAACAAAATTACAGATACAGATTCTACAAAGTTTAACAAAATATTTGATAGAACATTTGAGCTTAAGCCTTGGCGCAGAGATGGACAAACAATTCTAATTTTGCCGCCTACAGATGCAGTAAGTTATGTGTTTGGAAGTCATGAATGGACTAATAAAGTTTTAGAAACTATTAGACCTTTAACAAATAGACAGATAATTGTAAGGGGTAAGCCTGGTGAAGTTATCTTAGATGAAAAAGGCAAAGAGATTGGACGTACTCCGGTTGACCCGACGCAACTTCCTTTAGAACAAGAATTATCAAGAGCACATTGTGTGATTGCTTATCACAGTAGTGTAGCAATACAAGCCGCTATACAAGGGATACCTATTATATGTAGCGAACAATGTGCGGCATATCCTATTAGTAATAATATAATGGACATTGAGAAACTTAAAGAATTTGACAGAATGCCATGGTTGTTTAATTTATGTAACCATCAATTCGAAACACACGAGCTGTTAAGTGGAAGTGCTTGGAGATATTTAGAAAAAGAAAGAAAAACAGATGCATGAACTAAGCGTATTACAAAACGTAAAACAAGTAGAAACTGACCCTTACCCTTATGTTTGTGTAGAAGGCGCACTTCCTGAAAAAAGATATAAAGAATTATGTGAAACATTTCCTATGGAACTTGTTTGTAGTACAAGTCCACATGACAACGGTGTAACATATCGTTATAAGATGAAAGAATGCCGACAGCAACAACCACCTGCAATTTGGCAAGACTTTTTTGCATATCATACAAGTAAAGAATATTTTAATTCTTGTATAGAATTATTTGGTCCTCACATTGCAAAAGCATACGGTGACCAATTCTTGCACGACTTATTACAAGGAAGTGTTACTCCGCGTGATGTAGATAACTCGGGCAGTTATGTAGCAGACTGTCAGTTTGTTGTACACGAACCCGTTGATCAAACGGGCACTACTAGGACACCTCACATAGACAATCCTGTTGAAATATATGCAGGGCTGTTATATATGAGGTTACCTGAAGATGATTCATTAGGTGGTAACTTCACTGTTCATAGTGTACACAAGGAAATTACAGAAGTAAACAAAACACTTGGCAGACAAGTTGCAGATGATATACATCAACCTCAGCGTGAAGTACCTTATCAAGCAAACAATTTTTGTATGTTTTTAAATGTTAAAGGTAGTGTGCATAGTGTAACACCTAGAATACAACCCAGACTACGAAGAAGAAGTATTAACATAATTGGCGAATTCAACGGCAACGGTCGTATGTGGAAAGTAAAAGAAATTAAAACGAAAGTATAATATGGCATTCAATAACATCATGCAGTTAGCGACTGCAACTCTATCTAGTAAAGGTTGTTTTAAGCCTGGAGCAACTGTGGTAGAATGGGGTAATCAAAGATTTAGATACAGCGACAAGTGGATTGATCATTGTGCAAAAGTAAGTGGTAAAAACTTACGAAAACCCACAGAGTTTGTATGGCAGTACTTTGAGGACTTAGGCTTTTCAGATTATCTTGCCATAGACATTAATACTGAATTACGCAGTATTGCAATGGATCTTAACTTTATACTTAAAGACAAGTACAACTATACAACACAATTTGATTATGTAACAAACAATGGCACAGGTGAACACATTTTTGACCAACGTACTGTATTTGAAAACATGCACAACTTATGTAAAGTAGGTGGCACTATTATTTGTGTATTGCCTTTTGCTCCATGGTTTAATCATTGTTTCTATAGTTATCATCCACAACTGTTCAGAGATATCGTAGCCGCAAATGGTTACAAGTGGCAGTTTATGTGGCTGGCACAAAACACAGGTCATTATGCAGACTGTAAAACTAGTATGGACAGTTGGGCATTTTATGAACAGAAGAAGCCACGTAATCCTATTAGCAAATTAGAACAAGTGTATGACAACTTACACAACAGAGACGGCAAAGCACAGAATGTTAGCATTGTTGCCGCATATACAAAAACTACAGACCAACCTTTTCAGATTCCTTTTCAAGGACGCTATGTCAATGATATAGTGGATGATCTCAAAGGAGAATACAGTTCCGATAATGTAGATACAAGACAAAAGGATCATAGAGGTGCAAACTATTAATCCATGCCAACCAACTTGGGAACAATGTATACCCCACATAACTAATTTTAGTAACGCTATTGACATAGGTGCAAGGTACGCACAGTTTACTAGTCTTATACTAGAAAAGTTTCAACATTGTTATAGTTTTGATTACAGACAAACTTCAATAATGGAACGTTATGTAAAACATGAAAACCGATGCACCTTTTACAACTACGGACTTCATGATAAAGAAGAACAGTTGACTGCGTGGGGAGGAGTTATTGTTGAAAGCAGAGATGACCATGTTAGTAGCAGAAAACGTAAAGTGGCAAACCTGCGCACACTAGATAGTTTTAAGTTCGACAACATAGGATTTATTAAAATAGATGTTGAAGGACACGAACTTAAAGTTCTTAAAGGTGCAGTTGAAACAATACAAAAATACAGTCCTACTCTTTGCATAGAACAAAATGATGCTACAGAAAAGTGGGGTAAAGGTAAAAAGTTTGAAGCATTAGAATTTTGTAAAACACTGGGTTATCGAGTAGTTGACCAACAGAAGCACGATTACATACTAGTCAAATAATGTTTGTAACTACAAATCACAAGTTAGGATTTATCCACATTCCTAAGTGTGCAGGAACGAGCGTATATGATGCATTTGCTAGTCCTGGTCCTGATCCACGTCCTCGTTTATATGAGCAAAGGTTAGACATGCCTTGGTCACCGTGGCCCGTATTCAACACACATACAAAATTTAGAACCGCTTGGCCTCATAAAAGCCAAAGCAAAATGCCTAGAGTGTTCCCACCGCCAAAAACTTGGTTTACTGTTGTGAGGAATCCTTATGCAAGATATCACAGTTGGTTTTACTATCAACAAAAACTTGACCAACGTATGCATGACGGACTTGAGGATATTAAGAATAACAATAAAGAAGACCTAGCAGAAAGATTACTCTACTGGGATAAGGCTACTCCACTAAGCGTTTTAAAAGACATAGACAGGTTGTTACACAAAGGTGGACATTGGAAAGACATGTGTAGAATAATTAAAAGCAGTCAGTGGGAGTATATTGTAGGAAGTCAAGCAATGATATTTCAAGTTGAAAAAATGGATAGACTATGGCAATGGCTTAAGGAACTTGGTACCCATGTTGAACCTCGTCGTAGTTTAGTTAATGACGACAAGCAAGGTAGTTGGCAAGATTTAAACGAAGAAGTATTAGAACTAATATTTCAAAGATATAAACGTGATTTTAGAAAACTAGGCTATAAGCGTATTACTAAAGACCTTTCGTCTTAACTTTTTTAGCGGCATATTCATGTGGCTTTTTTAATTTTTCTCTAGCAATATCTGCCTTAGTGTAATTTTTTACATCATGCCACCAAGTATTATCTTTGTGTTGGAAGTTCTTTTGTATGTCTTTTGCTAGACTTTTACCTACTTCTTTACGAAATCCTTTAAGGTGGTCCATATATTGACCTAGCACACTATTAATAAAAATATGTCCGCTGGCTTCTGGACTGCCTAAATCGTTAAACTTAACTTCTTGTTGTTTGAATTCTTCTACTAGTTCGCCGTAGATAAAACTGTCGTGCGTTTCTTTGTGATTAAAGATATCATCGCTTTCATATATCCAACGCCACTTTGTCATAAAGTCTTTGAACCGAGGATGGTGCCGATTAAACATCATCCAACCACATTCGGGCCAAGTAACTCTTCCCAAGTGAGTAGATAGTTGCTTTTTACCAGGTGCAATGCTATGTAAAAAATCCAATGGCATAGGAGTATGTGTTCTTACATCTCCGTCACACCAAATGAATATGTCCGTATTACAATGTTCAGCCCAATGCCAAAGTGCAAATACTTTATTAGCAAATCTACTTGCGTCCCATAAAAAACTTTTAAGTGTTTTGTCTTTATTCCAGCCATGTGCATGTGGATTGTCTTTGTGTTTTTCTTGCCATGCTTTAAGTTCTGGCAATGTTTGTCGTTGGTCATACACAGTTATGTTTGGATTACCACCAGTGTCTGGTATATGATCTTCTGCGTATATGGCTAATGGAACTTCTTTTGGCCAATTTGAATTGTATCCTGAAATGAATTGTTTTCCATATTTTTCATATCCTGCAGGATGCCAGGACGTAAAGACTGATAAAGTGTGCATATAATTATTTATAAGGTAAAATCGCTAAAATAAATAATTGCATGACAAAGTTGATTAACGCCTATGGTTGGTATATGCCTTCAAGGGAAAAAGACTTTTTAGAATTCTTTAGTGCAAACAATACCTCTGATTATCAAATTGCACACCGTGAACATGCATTACGACACTGCCAAAGTTTTAGGACAGTAATAGATATTGGTGCAAACATAGGCACGTGGAGTAGACCATTTGCAGATAGGTTCGAAACAGTTATTGCTTTTGAACCACAACCAGACTGTAGAGAAGCGTTTGAAATAAATCTTAAAAACTACTCCAATGTAACGTTACATCCATATGCACTAGGAAACAAAGAAGAAGTTGTTAAATTTTTCTATGAAGAAAAAGCAACTGGAAATGCAGGAACTAGCGCCCAAGGAGTTATAGAAGGTCCCACAGACTCTTTGCTTACATATGAAGATCTTAAAAGTTATCCAGTAGAACAACGTAAACTAGATTCATTTGATTTTGAAAATGTAGATTTAATTAAAATAGACGTACAAGGCACAGAGGAATCAGTGCTAGATGGTGCGAGGAAAACACTAGAAATACATAAACCTGTTCTATGCGTTGAACTTCCTATTAGGACACCTAAAGAAAAAGAAAAGAAACACTTAGTAAAATTAAAGTTATTAGAATGGGGATTTTTTCAACGAGGATCAGTAAGCAAGGATACTGTATTTGCACACAAGGATAAGATAGATTTATGATTAATGTTTTTATAGGATACGACACAAAAGAGAAGGTATCGTTTAATGTTCTTAGTTACAGTATACTAAAAAACAGCACAAAGCCTGTAAGCATTACTCCTATATATTTAGAAAACATTAAAGATGATTACGTAAGAGAACGTAATGACCTCAGTAGTACTGAATTTAGTTTTAGTAGATTTATTGTACCACACCTTATGAACTATCAAGGCTGGGCACTGTTTATGGACTGTGATATGTTAATGACAGCAGACATTAATGAATTATGGCGTTTACGTGATGACAGTTACGCAGTACAATTATGTAAACATGACTACCAACCTAAAACAGATACAAAGTTTTTAGGACAAATACAGACAAAATACGAAAAGAAAAATTGGTCAAGTTTTATGTTACTTAACTGTAAAAAGTGTACAACACTTACACCAGACTATGTAATGAAAGCAAGTGGACTAGAACTACACCAATTTAAGTGGCTAGAAGGAGATCACTTAATAGGCGACTTACCTTTAGAATGGAATTGGTTAGCAGGAGAATATAACCACAAAGATGATGTAAAATGTATACACTACACTGATGGCGGACCGTGGTTTGATGATTACAAAGATTGTGACTACAGCACCGACTGGGAAAGTTACTATAAGGATATTAGTCTGTGATTAGCACAGTCACAGTCGTATATAACCCTGAACTACAATTATTAAAGACACAAGCACAAAGTTTTGACATATACCTCAAAGATGTCAAAGACATTTTTGTAGTTATAAACGACGATCATCAGTTACGTAAATTCGATACTAGGTGGTGGGGTGTACACCACAAACGTGTTACTTTACTTTCCAGAGAAGACATAGGCTATAAACGTAATGTAACAATAAACGGCAGAGAGTCACAGCAGTTATGTAAGTTACTAGCACCATTACAGGCACAATCAGACTGGACATTGTGGTTTGATGCTAAAACATTTTTAGTAAGAACGCTGGATCCTGCTACTATGTTTGACAACGGTAAGTTTATTACTAATCAGATGCCAGTATTCGACGAGTTCAGTGAAGGCTTTACAGTATGTAAAGACCTATTAGGCTTTGACCAACGTGACGAAATGTGGATAGCACCAGGCGGTATGCCTTACCCAGTTAACTCAAAAGTTTTGCAAACTATGATAAGTTATGTTAAACTAACAACTGGTATGTCGTTTGTTGATTGGTTTGAGAAGTACAGTCAATATCCACATTTTGTAACAGAAATGATATTGTATAGTCAGTTCACCAGACCAGTGTTTGACCAGTACTACACTAACACAGCACCTACATATAAATGTGCAAACTTAGCAGACTGGCAAATACCCGACATTGATGATTTTTGGCAACTATTAGAAGATCCAGAAGTACTAACAGCAAGTATTAAGGCAGATGCTTACAAATTATTAGACTTTGAACAACGACAACAGTGGCACACATATTTAGAATCAAAAGGATTACAGTATGACAACAAAAGCAGGTAAAGTCTGGGGAATTACAGAACTTATTCATGCTAATGGAGTTTTAGAATTCCATAGAATTGAAGCAAACGCAGGCAAGTATTGCAGTAAACACTTACATAAAACAAAATGGAACGGATTCTTTGTAGAGAAGGGTCGACTACTAATCAGAGTATGGAAAAACAACTATGACCTAGTAGACGAAACAATACTAGAAGATGGCGACTTCACAGCCGTTGGCCCAGGAGAGTTCCATCAGTTTGAAGCATTAGAGGACACAGTAGCATTTGAGTTGTATTGGGCTGAATTTGATCACGCCGATATTGAAAGAGAAACTGTAGGTGGCTCAAAAGTTTAACATAGTGTGTGTTAGAGTAGGAGAGGCTTATCCAACTGCGTATGTGGACAAGCTCTACGATATGGTACGAGCTAACTGTACCAAAGACTTCGATTTTTGGTGTATTACAGATTTACCACATGATAACCCCAA